TTAAAACATTTACCCCAAACGATCACACGATTGGCATCTTTCACCGTGACGGGATCGGCATGAATATAACGCCAGAAGATTGTTTTATTGCAGGAGAAGAATAATGAACGATTGGAAAGAGTGGCTTAAAGATACCATCGGAGTGTTGAGCCTGTTTCTCACCTTCTACCTTCTGTTCTTTTTTGCGGGGGTTTTGTAATGGGCAAGGTCAAAGACATATTCCAAGATCAACGCGAGAGGGCGTCAAAGATATGCCCGGACTGCGATGGTGATGGCAAGGTTGTTGAGGTCACTTACCGCGTCCAGAGCTTTGATCGGGATATCGGGGAGCCTTACGAAGATCCGGTTGATTGTGAACGGTGCCAGGGAGAAGGCGCAATATTCGAGGAGGAAGACGATGAAGATCTATGAGGTTAACACCAAAAAGATGCACCACCGCCATGCAGGGGACACTGAGGTGGCGGCGGCGCACCAGGTGGCCGCAAAGGTTACAGGCAGGAGATTGGAGACCCTGCGCGCGCTATCGACCCTGGGAGGAGGGTCAGGGGAGCAGATAAGCGCTTCTCTGCGGCTACCTATCACTAGCATACGTCCACGCCTAACGGAACTGCAAGAAATGGAGTTGATCGAGGACACCGGGCGGCGTCATAAAAACCAATACGGAAACGGCGAGATCATTTGGGCCGTCACAAAACAAGGGGAAAAATATGTATATTAAATTTGAAGAGATCCGCGGAATGGCCGATCACATCAGGCTATTGACCGGAGACGATCAGGACACATTCTTGGACACCCTGGACGGTGAGACCGATGCGATGGACATTCTGGGCAAGCTCATTCAAGAGCGCACCGAATGCTCAATCTACGAAGGGTCAGCGAAAGAGTTAGCCGCAATTTACACCGCCAGAGCAAAACGCCTCTCAGCCAAACAGGAAGCGCTCTCGATCACGATCGGTCACTTGCTGGATGCAATGGGCCAGACTAAGATCCAGCACGCTCTAGGTACAGTCAGCCGGACCAAACCGCGCAAGAAAGTTGTGGTAGTAGATCCGCACGAAATTCCCAGCCAGCTAACAACAGTCACAGTCAAGCCGGACATGGCCGCAATCAAGAAGCAGATGGATGCAGGGGAGCTTGTGCCAGGTTGCGAATATCAGATGGGCAATTCATCAGTAACAGTGAGGATCAAATGAAGATCGTTGAAGTTTCAAAGATTGTAACAGAGCAAATTCAATTTGAGCAATGTTCTTTGCGAAAGTATCTAGGCAAGCCATACAGCGAAAAATGCCCAAACGATTGTTGGGTGCAGGTCACAGGCAAGCCCGGTAAAAAAACAAATCATTGGGGAAGAAACGCCTGTCGGGCAAAGTTAAACAGAATAAGGGAGGCAACAAAGTGAGTGAAGATAAACTTATTAATGAAATAGAATATCTTTCCAAAATGACAGCAGATCTAAACCGTAAGTTGCAGAGTTATGAATATATATTCAGCTTGGCAGATGATATTAGAATAAAGCCGCCGGAAACTGTTACCTGCAAATATCGGCTACTAAACGGATCGGATCGAAAGCGAAGGAAGGGCGTAAAATGTCCACCTAATTGTCAGGTTATTATCGGACACGCCAACACGCAATGGGGGAAGGGCTGTCAAATAGCTCACCACATGAAAGCAAAAAGGGAGCAAACAAATGAGTGAACTACAAAAAGCAATGGCCGAGGTGAACGATCTTAATCGCACCCACGGCGTCACGCAGCGCGGCGGCAAGAAATACACAGAGGTATTTGTGCGTGTTGAAGCCTTCCGCAAAGCATTCGGAACCGATCACGGGATCAACACCGAGATCCTTACAGACGATGGCAAGCGAGTTGTGGTCAAGGCATCAATCACCAACAGCGCCGGGATGGTTGTCGGCTCCGGCATGGCTGAAGAAATCAGGGGCCAGGGTGACGTCAACAAGACAAGCGCCCTGGAGAACGCAGAGACCAGCGCCATAGGCCGCGCTCTGGCTTCCATTGGCTTGCATGGCGGGACATATGCCAGCCTCAATGAGATCGATGCTGTGCCGCGCAAGGCAGCAGCGCAAAGTCAGCAGGCTCAATCTACGCAGCCGTCACCAGCACCACCGGCCGGGGATCTGCTCACGCTGAAAAACCATATCGGGCAAGAGAAAGGATCGGGAGACGCGCAAGAGTTTACCGTCAATCTCATCAAGCTAATTGCAGCCTATACCAAACTGGAAGCCACCAGAGAGGGGACCATTATCCCGCCACGGGAACGCATGACAATGCTGCGTCAGCTGACCGAGCAAAACCAGCAGGAAATCGACAAGCTATCTGACGGGTTCAAGGAAGAGATCGACAAGCGATACAAGAATTGCCTCAAGGTATTGGGCGCACAGTTAGGAAAAGAATGATGGAGACCTGGAAACAAATGAAGGCGCGTCAAAAACGGGAGTTGATTGGCGCGGTTGAAGATCTTGCTGGAGAAATAACACAAGTGAAGGCGGCTGAAAAACTAGAGATGTCGCAGGCTTTACTCAGCGCGTTCTGCCGCAAGTACAATATCACCTGGGAGCTAGACGGAAGGAAAAAGAAATGAACGGTAAAGACATTATCAAGTGCATCAAGGCAGCAGAAATGAAGCTGACAAAGAAAGAAGCATCTGCTCTTATGTCGATACCGTATAAAACCGTTGTTGAGATCGCAAAAAAATACGGGATAAAATTTATCGATGGAAGGCAGAAAAGCGATGAACCAAGAAGGCAAGCAGGCATTGGCCCGAAGCCAACGTCAATTATTAATCATGATCGAGACTGCAAAAAAACAGAACCGGCACAACCTCAAGCAGCAGCTAGAGAGCCTGTTCGCATTAGGCGAGATAATTCAAAGGGCCATTACAAAAGAAAGCTAAAGAAGCGGCTCCGGGATATACTGCAAAGCGACCTGGATCGTAACGTGAAGCATGAGCTAATCTACGCAGCCAAATGGCAGGAGCATCAGCGCAACATAAAGAAAAAAACTAAGGTAGGTGGAACGCTATGAGCGAAGAGGAAATTGAAAAGAAGATTGAGATTGCAGGCGCGGTCGGCGCGTTTGTAGGTTTTGCCAGTGGCATTGGCGTAATGACCCTGGTAGCTATTATATTTTAGGAAGGAAACAAACCATGCTCACTTATCTAATCAAGAAAATATTTGGGGTCACTTTGGTGATTAGTACAGGCAAGTCAAGCGACCGGATGGAACACAACATTAGGCATCGCAAGAAAGTCGAAGACGCTATAAAGAAAAGTAATGATTAGAAAGTAATCGTGTGGGTGGCTGCGGCTATACGGTGCTGAGGTACACAAAGAAGCCGCCACCCTCGCAGCACTGAAAGGACAAGACGATGAGTGACTATCAAAAGCCGTGTGGTTACCCAGTAATGGACTGTGCCTTGGGTGTTTACGTTACAAAGTGCGAAAACCGCATAGAGGAACTGGAAGCCAAGCTGCGAAAGTCTGCACTCCAAGAACTCTCAGCACTAGGTCAGGCATCAGAGGCATACCAAGCGCAACTGGCGGCAGAGGCCCGCATTGTTGACCTAGAAGCCAAGCTGGAGGCAGAGCGGGAGCGGTGCGCGAAGGTGGCGGAAAGCGTGGCGCTGCCAATGGACGGAAGAAACGCAAAGGCACAGGCTGACTACATGAGCAAGGTCATCGCCTCCGCCATACGCGCAGAACTGAGAGGACAAGGCGATGAGTGATGATCTGGTGAAGCGGGCAAGTCGATTTTACTTGTGATGATAGCCACCCACTCAAATCTTATACAACTAACTCAAAGTGAGGTCCATCAATAAATGGTCTTCGACCCTGCGATCTGCACAAATCAATGTAACTATTCATTGCATCTTCCATGTTGCCCTCACTGTACTGAGCAATGTTCGGCACACTCCATGCTGCACCCCAACAAATCGGCACATCAACAGCGCGCGCACCCTCTACCATAGCGTCAGCAATCTCGTCATAGAGATTGAGTTCCCATCTGCCGCCATCAATCCAAGCCATAAGATCGACAGCCAATCCATCAATATGCTTTGACTTCATTGTCTGACTTGCACCCTTAGCAACCAATGCTCTCTGCTCCTCGATGGTGCGCAGCCCACAGATCACAGAGAAGTCCTGCTTAGTTACATTGATTGCATACTTAACAACAGCAACCATGCGCTCATCAACACCGATCAACCTATCAAGGCTGCGCTTGCCTAACTTATAACTCATTTCGTTAGCCCCTGTTTCTTTTCGTAACTGCGGAGACCGCCCAGTCCGAGCATCCCCATCATAACGGTCATCAAGCTGCTCATGTCAAATGTAGGCAGCTCCGGTATTTCAACGCCAGCAACGGTGACGCCGAAGACGATGAATGGCTGCAAGACAAAGTGGTATGCAAACGCAGCGCCGCAAACCCATCCGATAAATGGGCGCCAACCGCCCTTAAACACTGAGCCACTGGCCGCTTCAGCTTTGTTCACCTCGATCTGCGCAAGCATGGCTTCTTGAGCGTGCTTGTCGGCCATCGTACTCAACTCATGCGCCA